GGCCGTGTACCTGCCCGACGCCGACATCATCTGGACAGGCCACACGCACGACGAATGGATTATGCCGATTCAGCGGGCGCGTTTGTCCCTTCACGGTCGCCCGTACCTTGACCGCGTGATGCACGTTCGCAGCCCCGGCTACAAGGACGAGTTCAGCGAGCAGAACGGATGGGCTGTCGAGAAGGGCATGCCGCCGAAGCCCAAGGGTGCGCTATGGCTGCGGTTCTACATGGATCATGCTCGTGTCAATGGGAACCCAGCGCGTAGACTTCGGTACGAGGTGCGCGAGGCGCAGTAACTGACCGTTTCAGAAGGACAGATAGGAGCAACATGCCGACACCAGCCAAGGGAAAACGATTCGCCAAGACTGTCCGCAACCCGGAAACCGGACGCACCCGCACTGTGAGCTACGGTCAGGCCGGCAAGGCAAAGGGCGGCGGCGACCGCATTAAGCCAGGGACCGCCAAGGGTGACGCATACTGCGCACGCTCGTTCGCGCAGATGAAGTCACACCCCAAGGCTGCACGCGACCCGAACAGCCCGCTGCGGCTCTCGCGTGCAAAGTGGAAGTGCAGCGGCAAGACCTCGAGGAAATGAACATGGCAAAGAAAGCAGCAAAGCGCGGCCTGTACGCAAACATCAACGCTCGTCGGGCCGCAGGCACTAGCCGGCCCAAGTCCAAGAGCACCGTCAGCCCGTCCGCGTATAAGGCGATGAAGCGCGGATTCAAGTGAACCACCATGCGTGTGCGCCTGGGCCAACGGTACTGGGTGTTCAGGTTCGTGAATCACCTCACCAACTTCGGTGAGGTCGAGCACGGCGACAGCGCCGACACGCGCATCATCCGCATACGACGTGGTCAGTCAGAGCATGAGATGCTCGACACGATCATCCACGAGGCTCTTCACGCCGCGAGGCCGGAGCTCGATGAGGACGCTGTTGCCTCAACCGCCAACGACCTGAGCCGCCTGCTGTGGAAACTTGGTTACAGGCTCACGGACCCCAAATGACTTCGGAGTTGCGCCGGTAGTTGCTGACGGTCGGACGTGCTGCCGGGCGCACGAGGTGCTTGTCGTTGAACATCAGGTAGTTGTTCGGCAGCAGCGCGAACTGGCCGCCGTTCAGGTGCACCATGTTGAGCGGCTTGTGCTCGTCGGGGTACCTGCTGAACCCATCCCGCCAGTCCACCATGATCCCGGTGTGACGACCATGCAATGCCACTCCTCGGATTGACGAGCACACTAGTCCCTCTAGGTAGTGACAGTGCCAGGCCTCCATGTCCTCGCCCATCGCACCCCACGGCTGCAACGTCAGCGCCTGCTCCATGAACGTGTACCCGGTGCTCATCAGATGCCACAGCATCCCAGACCAGTGGGCGCCACTCTCAAGCAGGACGTGTCCCATGATGGCCTGTCCGGGCCGGCAGTAGATGCCGTGCAGGATGCCGCGAGTCGTGCCGGCTGGCATCTCTGGCCCGAGCGCGACATTGTTCACATTGACATAGATGTGGTACGGCAGGTTGCAGTGACGCATGCGGGTAGGATAGGGGCGCGGTGACGTCGGATTCGACTGCCGACATGGGTGCTGCCTGAAGGCCGCGAGGTACGCCGCAGCGCCGGAACATTGGGGTAACGGGAACCTGCCGCCGGGGACAGACGCTCAGGCGTTGTGTCCCATGCTTGTAACTGCTGATGTGCATACAGTTTGTATGCGTTTCGGCAATCGCTGGCATGGGCGTGATGATGCGTGAATAGGCGTGAGCCGCCCAAAATGACAACCGCCCGGTTGCAGCCGGGCGGAGGTCAAGTCTGTGCTTGCCGCAGCAACGGCAAGCGGTTCCATGTCGCACGCCAATGTAGCACAGTTTTGTAGCGTGCAAGCGTGAATATGCGTGAGGATGCGTGAATAGGCGTGAAGCGAATACAGATGTGCAGATGTGTAGTGCAATTGCTCCAGCAGCCGATGAAATGACACGCTACAATGGCGTGACGAGCGGCTGGAATCGCTCAACATTTCGGACTCCGGTGGCGGGGCGCGGTGCTTCCAGCCGCTCCCGCGCTTCGCCCCGGATTTTCCCATTCGTCCGCTACATGGCGGACAGACAGGATTGCGGCATGGCGACGGATCTGCCTTGGTTCTCGATGTACCCGACCGACTTCCTCGTGAGTACGGCGATGCTGACCCCGGTGCAGGGCTGGGCGTATACCCAGATGCTCATGTACGCCTGGACGAACGGAGGCATTCCGGACGACCGGGAAGCTTGTCAGGCGATGACTCGATGCCAGTTGACCGATGCAGACTGGTCGGTTCTGAGGGCTAGGTTCGAGGTTAGGGTGGCTCAAGCCACCCTGCCAGCCACCCTCGTCCACCCTCGCATGGAGGTCGAGCGCGAGAAGGCTCGCAGCCGGCACACCGCAGCGGTCGAGGCAGGCCGAAGGGGTGCAGAAGCCCGTTCTGGGGCCAAAAACAAGGGTGGCTCAAGCAACCCTACTAGGGTGGCTCAAGCAACCCTACCAGCGGAAACGCAGGGTGGCTCAAGCAACCCTACTAGGGTGGCTTCAGCAACTACAACCACAACCACAACTACAAACAAAACCCCCCCTACCCCCCTTGCTCGTGACGCGATGCGACGTCTGCTGATGCGCGAGCCAGCCTGGCGTACGCGGGTCGAACGGGCGGGGGCGGGGGATTGGTATGTCAAGGGGGAGGACGGACAGCAGAGGGTCGTCACCGAGGACGAGGTCATCGCCGACGGGATCGCCGTGATGACCGCCAAGGTCGAGCAGGAGCGCGAGCTCACGCTCGCCAAATTGCGCACGAACGGACTGTCCGACGGCGATGCCGACGCCATGTACCGACGCTGGCTAGCCGAGTACCTCGACGGCGGTCCGTCACCAGCGACAGTCGTGCGCAACGATCTCGCAGACAAGAGCGTCCGGAACATCGCAGCCGTGTGGAGGGCACGACTCGCCGCCCCGTACAATCCCGGTCATGGCACGCAAACGCAAGTCGTCGAAGCAGGTGCTGCTGGCGGGCCTCGATGACTGCATCCTCGGCGTGCACTACCCCCGCGCCGGCGAGGCAGGGCCGCCCGTGGTCGTCTACAGCGCGGACATGATCGCAGCCCGCCTACGCGACGATCAGGGCATGACCCAGGTCGAAGCACGGTGCTTCGTCACCGACGAGATCGAGGCACGGTGGATGGGACCTGGAACGCCGCGACTCGTGTGGGCTGCAACTATCCAAGATTTCGGCATAAACAGCACCAAGGACTGATATAATCACGCCATGATCGTACGAAGCTTCGATGACTGGAAGGCCGCCGTGCGCGAGCACATGGCACAGACCGGACAGGTCACCAACGCGCTGGCTGTCCGCATGGACGCCGAGGACCGCATGGCGGCGCACAACGTGCGGTGCCTGCTTTCGGACGCCCCCAAGATCAGGCGCAGGGGCTGCAACCTCGCCAGCGCCATCGCCATCGCCGAATCCGTTGGGTTGGAAATCCATCTTTCATACAAGAATGAAACCTGATGCCAAGCAAATCACCCGCACAGAAGCGCCTGATGCAGGCGGCAGCGCACTCCCGGTCGTTCGCAAAGAAGGCCGGCGTCCCTATGTCCGTCGCAAAGAAGTTCGTGCGGGCGGACAAGGCGAAGGCAGCCAAGCGCCGCGCCCGATAGGCCGACCGCCAGAGCCCGTCCCGCAAGACCTAGCCGACGAACTCGTTGCATGGTTGGCCGCTGGCAAGCCGCTGCGGGAATGGTGCAGGCTTGAAGGCAAGCCGCATTTCACCGTGGTCTACGACTGGAGGGCCAAGGATCCAGCGTTTGACCTACGCATCGCGCAGGCACGCGAGGACGGGCACGATGTGATCGCCGACGAGTGCAAGGAACTGGCCGACACCAAGCCAGCCGATCAGGTCGAAGTCGCATGGCGCAGGCTCCAGGTCGAGACTCGGCTCAAGCTCCTCGCCAAGTGGAACCCCAAGAAGTACGGCGACAAGGTCGGCGTGGACCATGCCGGCGGCGTGAACCTGACCGTCATCACGGGCGTGCCAAGTGCCGATAAGTCTTGACTACAACCCGCGCCAGTGGCAGCGGGAATGTCACCTGAAGCGCAAGAGGTTCACCGTTCTCGCCCTGCACCGACGTGCTGGCAAGACGGAACTCGCCATCATGGAGCTTCTTGACAAGGCTCTGAAATGCAAGCAGCCGCTCGGGTTCTACGTGTACATCGCACCGTTCCTGCGCCAGGCCAAGGCCATCGCTTGGGCTCGTCTCAAGGACAAACTTCGCCCGATGCGCACCACGGGGGCCATCGACATCAACGAGGTGGATCTGGCCGTCGTGTTCAAACACAACGGCGCGACCATCCGCCTGTTCGGCGGCGACAACCCCGACGCCCTGCGCGGCGTCCGTCTAGACGGCTGCGTGATTGACGAGGTCGCCCAGATCAAGCCCGAGGTCTGGACCGACATCGTGCAGCCGGCCCTGTCTGACCGCAAGGGCTGGGCGATGTTCATTGGAACGCCGTCTGGCATCAACCTGTTCAGCGAGCTGTTCTACCGCTCCAACGGCCTCGAGGACTGGTGGTCTGCCCTCTATACCGTCGATGATACGGACGCCATCGACCGTGACGAGGTCAAGCGCCTGCGCCGCGACATGCCCGAAACGGCGTTCGCTCGTGAGTACCTGTGTGACTTCAGCGCCGCCGGCGACGACCAGCTCATTACCCTGTCCGACGCCGAGGCGGCAGCACGGCGCAAGTACCCCGACGGCGACATCGTGGACGCTCCGCTGGTTGTCGGCGTTGACCCGGCCCGGTTCGGTGATGACCGCAGCGTGATCGTGCTGCGCCAAGGACTCGTCGTGTTCGAGCCGCAGATTTACCGAGGCATCGACAACATGGGCCTGGCTGGCCGTGTCGCCAACGTCATCGAGGAGCGCGACCCAGACGGCGTGTTCATCGACGTGGGTGGCGGGGCGGGCGTGATCGACCGGCTGCGCCAGTTGGGCTACGGGATCGTCGAGATCAACTTCGGCGGCAAGGCCAACAACCCCGGCTTGTTCGTCAACAAGCGCACCGAGATGTGGTGGACGATGCGCGAGTGGATGGAGCAGGGCGGCTCGATTCCCAACGACCCGTACCTGAAGGCCGAACTCGCCACCCCCACGTATTCGTACGACTCCAACGGCAGGCGCGTGCTCGAGTCCAAGGACGACATCAAGCGCCGGCTACAGGGCGGGGCCAGCCCGGACATCGCCGACGCTCTGGCGCTGACGTTCGCGTTCCCCGTCGGCAAGCAGCTCCCACGCGAGGTGCGCGACCGCATCGACACACGGCCAGGCGACTACGACCCGTACGAGGGCATGCACAACCAGTAAGGCCGCAAATTCATGGTCAACATCTGCCTCATTCAGCCTAAGGATTTCATGCCCCTGATCCACGAACTGATGGCGGCTAACTGGGCGGAAACGGGATTTGATTTCCCATTCAATCCATCAGCAGAACAATATCAAACACTTGTCGATGCTAAACTCATGTTCGCGCTCGCGGCGTTTGATGAAAGTCGAATGGTTGGTTATTGCACAATGCTCGTCACACCGACAATGCACAACCCAGCAATCATCATCGCCGCAAACGATGCTTTGTTTGTCGATCCGGCATACCGAGGCGTTATCGGTGGTCGGATGATTCGCGTTGCAGAAGCAGAAGCAAGATCACGAGGCGCGTGTCGCGTGTTGTGGCACACGAGATCTGGAACAAAGTTGCACGAGTCGATGACGAAGCATGGATACTTTCCCGCAGATATCGTGATGATGAAGGAGCTTTGATATGGGAATCGAAATTGCAATCGCAGCAGCGGCAGCAGCGGCAGCAGCCGCAGGAACCGGGTACGCCGTATACGCCGGAGAAAGGGCCGATAAGGCACAAGAGCAGGCGCTTGGCGAACAGCGCCAGGCCCAGCGACAGGCCGAAGCGCAGGCCGCTTCGCAGCAGCGCCGCAGTGCGCAGGCGATGGCAGCAGCCAACCGCCGGCAGCCTGACATGGGCAGCATCATGGCGGGCGCAGCAGAAGGCGCAGGAGGCGGGCCGACCAGCACCATGCTGACCGGACCGACCGGCGTCAACCCGCAGGATCTGGCGCTCGGGCGCAGTTCACTCCTTGGAGGCTGACATGGGTGTGTCTGGCAACATCAGCGCACAAGTTGCACAGGCAGCGCAAAAGGAAACCGTTGATCCGGAACGTCCGTGGCTGACAATGCCGAATCAAGAGGGTGGCAATGGTGGCTTCTTTGGCAGGAACGCGCAAACAGAACAGCGTCCATTGTTCTCGCCAATGAAGACCGAGGATCTCGTCAAACTCAGCGCAGAAGATCGCAATGCATACTTCGCCGATTACGCCAAGTATGGGAGCACTATGGCTGGCCT